AGCCGGGTGGTATTGGCGATGTTGACGCTCAGGTCGGTCTTGGTGACCCGTGATAGCGCGATCTCCCGCTTGGCCAGATCCTGCAAGCCCTTGCCGGTTTGGCCGGTGCGGGCATTCAGCTTCGCGATCGCGGTGCCGACATCCTGGAGGCTGGCCGGAACGCTGACCGCGACCGCGTTGAAGTCCTTGACCAGCCCACCCCATGCCTTACCGGTCTTCCCGGTCCCGGTACGGATCGCGTCGGTCGCGTCGCCCCATTCCTTCTCCAGCCGACCCGCGCCGATAACCAACGCGCCGAGCGCGGCCGGACCGGCGACCCGCTTGGCCAGGCTGCCGAGACCGCCGAAGCTGCCACCCAGCCCCCGGTTGCGCCGCTCGACCCGGTCCGCGCCGCGCTCGTACTTACGCGGGTCGAGGATCGCCTCCCACTTGATCGCGGCCACGCTAGGTCCGCTCCTCGTGGAGGATCTCCAGCCGCACCGTGTACTCCTCCAGGGTCAGGTGGCGGCGCTCGCTGGGGGTCATGCGCCAGAAGCGGTCGAACTCGGCGTCGGCGCGGAGCTCCCGCTGGCGGGCGAGGTACTGCTGGTGTCGCCACCGTTCGGGGTGGTCCCGGTAGGGTCCGGGATCTCCTCCTCGACCTCGCCGAGGGTGCGGTTCAGCAAGTCCAGGTTGACCCGGCGGAAGTCGTCGTAGACCAGCGTGGGGTGGGTGCGGCGCAGCCAGATCCACAGCAGCCCGCGGCGGAACTTGATCGAGGGGTGCGCGACGGTCAGGTTGAGGTCGACCGACTCGCCGATGACCTCCTCGAGCTCCTCCAACTCCCAGAGCTCCAGCTTGCCCCGGTCAATCACCTTCATGCCCTGCAGCGCCTGCACGACCAGCGGCGGCACCCCGTTGCTGGACGGTCCGATCTCGGTCATGTGGCTCCTTCCAGCTTCTTGCGGACCCGCTCGAACATCTCGTCGACCTCCCGGCGGACCTGCGGGGAGTGCGGTTCGACGGTGCGGTCGAACGTCGGGCGGGCGCGGCCCTGGGCCCAGCGCGCGTCGAAGGTGGTGGTGCGGGTGCGGTCGGACCGGCCCGGGTAGACCGGCCACCGCCACGGACGCTTTTCGCCCTCCCAGTAGCGCGGCAGCGCTTTCATCCCGGCGGGCATCTTGCGGCCGTCGACGCGGATGCGGGCGCCGGCCTGCTTCCCGGTGGTGCGGACCTCGATCCGGGTCGCGTTGGCCAGCAGCGTCCGCAGGTTCGGCTGCCGGGCGCGGCCGCGGCTGCGTTTGCCCTTGTGGCCCGCCTGCCCGAGGTAGGCCGCCTTCACCAGCGGCGCCACCGGTGCCATCGCCGAGCGGATCCCGCCGGTGAGCTCCTTGCGGAGTTGCTTGCCGTCGGCAACGGTGCGTAGTTCTTTCTGGAGCCGCTTTAGGTCGCTGGTCTGCACGATCCTGGGCTGCATCGTTACCTTCCCGGTATCGACAGACTGTAGATATACGGTCTACACTTCAGCTATTCGCACACCAGCAGAAGGAGCACCGCCCCATGTCTGCACCGACCCAGCCGCAGCCGCCCGAGTGGGGCCAGCCCGGCTACCAGCCGCCCGCCAGCCCGCCACCGCTCGGCCCCCCGGTCAAACGCAGCCGCAAGCGATGGCTCCTCATCCTCGCCAGCATCCCCGTGGCGTTCATCGTGCTCGGCCTGATCGTTGCGATCCTGGCACCTGCTGACCCAGTCACCGCACCGTCGGCAACACGAGCCGCGACCGTGGCGACCCAGCCTTCGACGACCGAAGCACCGCTCGCTGAGCCGACGTTCGCGATCCCCAAGCCGCGCGACTTCACCTTGACCGTCAAGGTGCTGGAGAAGGCGAACTTCGGCTCGGCCGGCAGCAACATCACCTACCGGATCGTGGCCGACTGGAGCGGCACCTACGACCCGGACAAGACCTATGAGGCCACCTACGAGGTCCGCGGCGGCGAGGATGGTCCAGCCGTCAACACCTTCACCGTGACCGGTGATGAGTATCAGGTCGAGAAGGAAGAGTTCATCTCGACCGGCACCGTCGGCCAGAAGCTGACCGCCCGCGTCACCTCCGTCGACGAAGCCTAACCCGTGGCCGACGACCTCGACCTGGTGGGCATCCCCGAGATCGCTGAGCGGCTCGGGGTTGCCCGCCGTACGGTCGTCGCGTGGCGCTACCGGCACCGCCGCCGCCCCGTCAAGCCGCCGTGGCGGCCGTTCCCGGAGCCGCTCTCGCTAACCGGGCGGCCGGTCTGGCGGTGGGCCGACATCGAGGAGTGGGCCCAGGCGACCGGCCGGGTGAACGGAGGTTAGGCCGGGATCGTCACGTTCTCCGCGGGCGCCGAGGTGACCGCGAAGACGAACACCAGTACCGGCACGTTGCCGAGCTCGCGTTCCTGCGCGGCCGAGCCGACCCGGATCGGGAAGACTTGCATCTTGCGGCCGGCCACGTCGCCCTCGTCGAGCCAGACGATGAACCCGACCGTGTCGCGGGGCAGCAGCGAGCGGGCGTCGACCGAGTTGGACGAGGCGTACATGCTGATCGAGCTCTCCCCCACCTGCAGGTTCGCCGCGACCTGCGGGACGAACTCGCTGGCCAGGTCGGGGGTGTCCTGGAACTCGCGGGTGGGCTGGAAGCCGCTGGTGGCGGCGACCTCCGGGGACAGGTCGGTGCCGGCGTTCAGCTCCGCCCGCGACGGGGCGGCCTTGTTCGCGATCGCCGAGCAGAAGTAGACCTTGGTGGTGCCTGGCCTCCAGTAGCGGAGCGAGGCGGTGATGGGCGTGGCCGGCATCTACTGCTCACCTTCCTTGCTGGTCTGTGCCGGTTCGGCGCCGGCCGCTTCGGTGGTTGACGGGCTGCGGAGCCGCTCCTGCAGCTCCGCCTTAGTGCCACTGACGGGCACACCGGCCTCGCGCGCCCGCTCCTGCAGCTGCGCGACGGTCAGCCCGTCCAGCCCGTCGCCCTCCTCGGCCTCCGGCTCCTCCGGCAGCACGTACCAGCCTTTGGAGCGGTGGTGCGGCACCGCCGACTCGGCGACCCTGATCTCCTGGCCCGGGAGGGTCGGGTGGCGCATGCGGATGATTGCCTGGCCGCCGAACGGCAGCGACTCGGGTGGGAGCGGTGACCAGGTGACCTCCTGGCCCTCCACCGGCTGCCAGCCGGACTGCTCGTGGATCGGCACCGCCGAGCTGGCGACCTCGATCTCCTGCTCGAGGTCCGGGTGGCGCATGCGGACGCCCATCAGATCACCGTGCGGATGACGGCGCGGGTCACCGAGGTGGTCGGGGAAAACCCGATCGTGCAGCGGCCCGTGGTCGGGTCCCTGTACCGCGACGTGAGCGGGATGATCGTCTCGCCGGTCGCGACCGTGACCACCGCTCGGTCGGCGAGCGCCAGGTCCCCATCGAAGACCTCCGGGGTGGTGATCGTGACGGTGGTGATGGTGCCGGCGGTCTTAACGACCAGGAACACGCCGGCGCCGACCTCCGCGTCGTCGGAGGCGTTGGCGGCGGTGAGCAGGGTGTCGAACCGCAGGCCCGCGAGCGGGACCACGTTGGTAGTAAGCGCGGCCATGCCGCTCCCTTCGGCTAGACTCCATGCATGGAGTGGGTCGGGCTAATAGCTACCGCCGTGCTCGGCGTGATGTGGCTGCTCATGTGGCTGTTCTACGCACACGATCTGGACGTGATCGGGCGGCTGGTCGATTGGCTCGACCGGCACCTCGCTGCCTAGATGTGGCTGGTCCAGGCCAGCTGGAACTCCAGTTCCGACCGCTCCGCCGCCTGGCCGTCCCAGGAGACCGGCATCTCCTGCGAGTCCGAGCTGACCACGTCGATGTGGCCAGGGCCCGGCACCGCGCCGGCGGCGGACGGATCGGCCTTCAGCGCGGACCGGATCAGGTCCATGACCTCGTAGGCACCGTCGCGCGCCTCGTCGCTGATGGTCTCGCCGCTGCCGATCTTGGTGACGAGGATCACGCAGCTCAGCGTGACCGTCTCGGCGCGGCGCTCGAGGCCGGCCGGGGCCTCCGTTGTGGTCGCGCGGCCCAGCACGACCGTCCGCGTGGCCGGGACCGGGTCGCCCGCGCGGGCGGTGACCGCGACCTTGTCGGCGGGCCGCAGCCCCTCGGTGGTCTCCAGGTAGGCCCGCAGGCCCTTCTTGCCCTCCGGGACGCTGGAGCCCATCTACTGGTGGTGGTTGGGGCCCTGGCCAAGCAGGCCGGGCAGCGAACCGGCGGGGATGGCGATCTGCCGGGGGACGGTCTGCCGCACCGGGGCACCGCGGCGCCAGATGGAGATCGCTGCGCCGTGGATGTGCAGCGGGTCCGGCCGGTTCGGGTCGTCCCGGATCGTCAGGCAGCGCAGAGTGCCGTCTGCGGCCAGGTCGACCGCGACGACCTCACCGGTGATGCCGGCGGCGCCATTGACCAGATCGAGGGTGATGGTGTCGCCGGGCGCGAGGTAGGGGTAGGTGTCCATGAGGCTCCTTGACTTGTCGGCCAGCATCTAGCGGCGGCCGCCGTGGAAGAGGCTGCCCGCCTGCGGGTTATAGGTGAGCGTCCGGGCCCGCGGTCCCATCCGCCAGCGGTTCAGCCAGGCATCAATCTTCGGCACGCCGGAGTGCCGCGTATGGCCGGCGCGGGTGACCTGCCCGGCCGCATCGAAGTCGTAGCTGGTCCCGTCGGGGGTGGTCATGCTGGCTGCCTGGGAGCTGATGGCTGGGTTCAGTCGCATCGCCGCCCAGAGCATGGCCATGTTGCTGCCTTCGCCTTCGACCCGCTCCCACCCGTGCACGTATTCCACGGCCACGTTGGCGACGCCGACGGGGAAGCTACCGTCGGGGTTGTCTGCCACCGGCCGCAGCACGCCGGCGCCGTTGAGGCGGTAGCCGTCGACCGGGAGGTCCTGGCCGTCCACGGTGACCGACAGCAGCCCGTCGCGGTGGACCTTGCGCTTGGAGAGCTGCAACCTCCTGGTCCCCTCGCCGTCCAGGACCTCGCGATGAAACCGGGGTACCGGCGAGAACCCGAGCATCCGCTCGAACTCGTCCAGGGTGGCGGTGCGGGCCTCCTGCAGCCGCTCGGCCGGCCACTTCACGGGATCCTCGAACGGTGTCTCGTCACCGACCCGCAGGTCACGCAGGTCGGCGAGGTTGAACAGGAACTCCCCGACCGCTTCGGCCTGCGTGTCGACCGTGACAGCCTTGCCGCCGATCTGGCCGGACCAGGCGATGTCGTAGGCGGTCGGGTCGGCGGGGCCGGCCAGGGTGAAGCTGTAGATCCCGGTGCTGACGTGGGTGACCGTCCCGGACGCGGGCCCGGCGCTGCCGTCCGGCAGGGTGACCGTGACCGTGCAGGTCCCGCCGGAGGGGCCGTCCAGGTCGGTTAGCGCGCCCTCGAAGATGAACTTGCCGCGCGGCTGGACGGGCGTCTTGACCAGGAACTGCAGCAGGTCAGCCATCAGCCCGACTGGTAGAAGCCGAGGGTTGCGCTCACGTCGGCGGTCACGTCCGTGCCGTCTGGGGTCACGACGAAGTCGTGGTAGGTGAGCGGCACGATCGCGGTGTCGGCGCTGCCGGCGGTTGGGCGGAAGCAGTACAGCAGCTTGGAGATTGCAGCATTCCCCGTCGTAGTCAGCGCGGCCCAGACGATATCGGGGCTGATGAGGTTCAACGTGTTGGCGGTGTCGTCGGGGGCGGGGACGGCGGCCAGTTCGGTGTCGGTGAGGACCTTGCGGGCGTAGGTACCGCCTGTCGGTTCATTGTTGGCGGCGGCGAGCAGCGCCGAGAGGTCGTCGTAGTTGTTCAGGGTGTTGTCGACCTCCAGGCCGGTGGTCTCCAGCAGCACGACGACCAGCGCCGAGTCCGCCGCCGAGGTGTATGCCGGGGTGCCCGCGGCGGTCACGACCAAGCTGTTCTCGACCGCGTAGTAGTAGTACGCGACCTTGCCGCGCGCGATGTTGAATACACCGTTAGCCACGTTTAGACCCCTCCGCTGCCTTCAACGATTCCGCCGCCTGAACCGGCCCCTTCGACCAATCCGCCGCCGCTGCCGCTGGACTCGACCAATCCGCTCCCGCCACTGCTGGACTCGACCCACCGCGGCGGTGGTGTTCCGCCGGCGACCGCGACCGCCTGCGCCAACTCCAGCTCGATGGCGGGACCGAGTGCCGTGGTCTTGAACCGCACCAGCGTCTGCGCCGCTTCGACCTCGGCGGCATGGCCGAGCGCCCTGGCCTTGGCCCGGCCGAGCACTGGTGTGGCCTCGGTTTCGACGGCCGGGCCGACGGCGATGATCTTCGGGCCGCTCGGCTGGATGACCTGTCCGGCCTCGAGCTCGATGGCCCGGCCGAGGGCGGCGGCCTTGAGCCGGCCGAGCGCCTGGCCGGCTTCCGGCTCGGTTGCGGTCCCGACCGTCCGGGCCTTGAGTTTCCCGAGCGCCTGACCGGCTTCGGTCTCGGTCGCCTGCGGGAGCGCCCGGGTCTTGAGCTTCCCGAGGGCCTGACCAACTTCAACCTCGATGGCCGCGTCGAGCGTCCGGGTCTTGCGCGGCGTGATGACCTGCGCCGTCTCGGCCTCGGTTGCCTGCCCGACCGCGATGATCTGCTCGCCGCCGACGGCGACCGTCTGGCCAGCCTCAGCCTCGACAGCCTGCCCGAGCGCCCTACTCTTGGTGGCCCCGAGGACTTGGCCGGCTTCGGTTTCAGCAGCGGCGGCCAGCGCCCGGGACTTGAGCTTGCCGAACGCCTGGCCAGCTTCGGCTTCCGTTGCCTGCCCGAGCGCGGCGGTCTTGAGTTTCCCGAGCGCCTGGCCAGCTTCGGCTTCGGTGGCGACGCCGACCGCGATCGTCTGACCGCCAGCGAGCGACGGGTAAACCCCGAGCAGGTAATCCCAGACCGCCTGTCGCTCCCCAGCGGCGAGGACCCGGTCGTAGACCAGCATCTCGGCGATGTCGCCGGTGACGTACTCCGAGCCGCCCTGAGAACCGACCGCCGCCCCGGCACTGTTGGTCGCCGATGTCGTCCCGGACGATGTCCAGGCGACCCCGGTCGCGTCAGCGGTCTGCTCCCGGTAGAAGTCGATCGTGCCGGCCGACCAGTTCGGCACGACGGTATGCAGATGCCAAGAGGTATCGACCGTGGCTTCACCGGTCGAGTTGACCTGTGTGTCGGCGTCCAGGCGCCGGCCGGACGCGAACCAGCGGTCGGGATTGGCGGCGACGAACCGGTAGCCGTACTTGAAGCGCGTCCCGGCGGCGTTGTTGCGAAAGTCGATGAACTGTTCGGTGGCGCCGGTCGACCCGGTCCGGCGGGCGACGATGAACACCGTCGCGCCACCGATGGCGTTGAGGACGTTCAGGACGTTGCCGGCGGCGGCGGTCCATTCCCTGGCGGTCGCAACATCGAAACGGAAGACCGGCTGCCCATCAATGATGTTCGTCTGGTAGGTGGGCTGCTTGGTTCCGGTCGCCTGGGTATGGTCGTTGCCGAGACCGGACCAATTGACCGGGGTGGCGACCCCGTTGCCGTCGATATAGCTGGTCTCTTTGCGGGCGGCCAGCCACAGCCGCAGCCCGGAGATGGTCTGGGGGACCTCGGGCGCGCCGGGAATGATCCGTGGCCGCCCGACTGCCGGCCACCCGAGGGGCTGCGGGACCGGATAGCGGACCTGGCCGCTCATAGAGTTACTCGTCCCAGGTGAACGCGACCTCGCAGACCTGGCCGGTGCCGACCGGGATCAGGCCGATGCCCTTGGTCGTGCCGACATCATGCTCCAGGCCGTTGTCGCCGAAAGTCAGAATGACACCGGCGCCGATGGAGCCGGGGACCGCCGCGCGGATGCCGGTGTCCTCGTCGATCGTGGTCACGTCCGCGGTGTAGCCGGCCACCGCAGCGCAGGACGCCGCTGGGGCGCGGTGGCGGTGCTTGCCTTCCGTCTGCCCGGTCCCGGCGGTGCCGCCGGTGAACTTGACGACCTTGTAGACGCATGCGGTGGTGGTGGTGTTGTAGATGGCGATCTCGCGGACCAGCCCACTCACCGCGGCGGCATTGAGGACCGCGAAGATCGGCCGGTTCGCGGTCCCGGCGATCGTGGCGGTCATGCCCGAGGTGTACCGCGCCATCAGGGTCCTCTCTAGGTCGGTCGGTAGGGGGCCATGAGCAGCGGCGGCGGGGCGGCCGGGGCGGCCGGGATCTCCCGGACGGCGAGGTGGACAGCGGCGCGGTCGTCGGAGGTCGCCTGCGTGAACCCGACGTTGCGGGCGCCTTGTCCGGCGGTAGTCTCCCGTCCGCAGTTGCTCCCGAACGCGGTCTGGTCGTTGGTCACGCTGACGATGGTCGTCGATGCTCCCACCGGCTGCGGTGTCGCGCCGCCGTAGTAGCCGCAGGCTGCCCGCAGCGAGTCGGTGCCAACGTCTCCATCGCTGGTGTTCTGCTCGGCGTAGGCGCCGTCGCCTTGCAGCAGGATGATCCCGAACGGTTCCGCGGCCGCCGCCGTTGAGAAGCAGAGCGCCCAGATACCCGCGAAGACGGTGTTGTTGGTCCGGGTCGCGGTGAATGCCACCGCCGCGCCTTGGGTGATGTTGTCCAGGAAGTACGCCTCGACATGGCCTGGCTCGCCGAGTGTGTCGGAGGCGTCGCTGCCCGCCACCTTCGGCGCGGTGATCCCCCCGATCGTCGCCCCGGTAAAGATCGAGTTGCCCGAGTTCGCGTACGTGACGGCGAAGATCAGTCCGGCGGCACGCCCGCCGCTAGTGTTCAGGTTGACCGAATGGCTGGCAACCGACTGCACGAACGTCGAGTTGCCTCCCGATCTCCACCCGACCGCCATCACTTCACCTCGAAGTAGCGGTCTTTACGGCCGATCGAGCCTTCCGTGTAGGTCTTCCACGCATGTGCCGTTGTCGGTCCGGTTCGCGTGACAGTCCAGCCTTTCGCCTGGTGACTCTGAATCTTCAGGTTCAACAGCTCAGCGGAGGATTGGCCTTCACTGTGCCGCGAGACGGCTACCTCGCTGCCGGATTGGACGCTGTCGTTCTCCTGTCTCGCGTACAGCGGCAGGGAGATCGCGACGGAACAGCCGATCCAGTGCATGCCGGGGTCGGGGGTGGCGTCGTCGGAGCCGCCCATTTCCAGCTCCAGCGAATCCAGTTTGGCCTGGTCCCATCCGCCGGTCGGGTTGATCGTCTTGACCAGCCATGCCGGGTCGGTGATGGAGTTGTCGAACCCGGGGTCGAGGATTGGGCTTTGGAGGGTGATTGTTTCGGCGCCGCCGGAGAGGCGCGCGCGGAACCCCAACGTGTTGGCGGTTGCGGAGGCGGCCCATCCGCAGACCAGCATCTGCGCCGCGTGGAGCAACTCCTCGGCGGCGGTGGTGTAGGTCCCCATCGGGATGCGGACGTAGGCGACGGTGTCGGCGGTGACCTGCGCGATCCCCGCCGCCGACGCGCCGATGATCGGTGGCGGCCCCTCGCTGATGGCGGACAGCGCGGTCGCGGCGTCCCAGGCGGCCATCGTGCCGTTGGCCGAGAAGGTGTTCATCACCGAACTGCCGCCGCCGCCGACGACGGTGATCGTCCCGCTCGGCGGCAACAACAGAATCTTGTAGTCGCCGAGCGGGTAGTTGCCGCGGCGGCCGGCGATCAGACAATCGTCCAGGCGGATCGCGCAGCCCGGGGCGGTCGCGGCGCGGCGTCCTATCCGCATGGTGATGCCGGTGGAGGCGGCGTCGACCGCGCCGACCGCCTGGGTCTGGTCGACGCCGTCCAACTGCCAGTTGACGCTGTTGGGGCTGGTGTTGGGGTCGTATTCCAGGTCCACCGCGTGCCAGGTGTCGGCCTGGACGGTCGCGGCCGAGATCTGCTGGGCGCCGTCGTTGCCGCTGTTGGTGACCTGCACGCCGATCTTCTGGCTGGCGGCGACGTAGCGGACCACCACGACTTCGGTGGTGCCGGTATCGAAACTGGCCAGCTCAGTATCGGCGGTAGGGAGGTTGCCGACGAACCGGAAGCACAGCCGGGCAGGGATCCTGGTCCCGGTCCCGGCGATCACCACCGCCGGCCAGGTGAGGTTGTGCGCCGCGGCGGTGTCCGGCAGCTCTAGGCAGAAGTTGCCATGACGGGGCGTGGAGCTGGTGATGATGGGGCTGCCGCTGACGGTCTCGAACAGGCGGCTGCCGCTGGTGCCGGTGGCGATCCCAGCCACCGTGCCGTGCTCGAAGCCGCTGAAGTGGCGCAGGTCGGCGGCCTGTTTGGAGCCGGCGGCCAGGTACTTGACCGCGACCGCCGCCAGTGGCCCGTTAGCACCCAGCGAGCTGGTGGCACTGGCCGTAGGCAGCGACAGCGACAACAGCGTGTCGTAGACCGCCAATGCTGCCCCGGTGGAAGTGGTCGCGTCGGATGCGCCCTGCTCGGCCTGCTCGGTCCAGTTGCCGATATAGCCACTCCAGCTCGGCGCAGTCGTCGAGCTGGCGTCTTGGGCGAGGAACAGGGCCAGACCGATCGTGTCGTAGCCGGTGCCGAGCGCCGTCCCGGTGGAGATGCTCTGGGCGGTGGCGGTGGCGATGGCGCTGGCCACGTCCAACGGTGAGACCAGGTCCAACCCGGCGAGTTCCAGCGCGAACCACGAGGTCTTCTGTGTGCTCGCCCCGGTCGCCAGCGTCGGGAGGGTCTCGCCGGCGGCGATGTTGGACTTGCGGAACAGATAGACCTTCTGGGTCGTGGACGGCAGCGGCGTGTCGCGGGTGTACCCGGAGGGGGTGCTGATCCCGGTACTGCCGTAGGTGGTCGCCGCGATCAGCAGGGTGTTCCCGGCCGTAGTGGCGCTGCCGAGGGAGGTGACCGCGCTGGTGGCGTTGACGCCGCCCTTGTTGATCGGCTGGGCGAGGATGTCGGCGAGGACTAGCGGCACGGCGTACGACCCCCAAGAAGCGGGTATGGAATCGGGGCACACCCGACAGAAGGGAGCGTCATGCGACGCCTACTGGTCCTGTTCGCTGCGCTGCTCGCCATGACCGTGCTGGCCGCCGGGCCGGCCGCAGCGGTCACCGAGGACTTCACCGTCCGCGTCATCGGCGCCTACGACACCGACGCGACCGCCCACATCACCGGCACCGCAATCTGTGATGGCGGCACCGGCACCCTGAGCTTCACCAATCCGCCGGGCACTCCCTACGCCTTCACCGGCCAGACCAGCGTGGTCTGCGACGGCGTCTCCCACGACTGGGCCGCCACGCTGGCCGGTGGGCCGTTCGTGCTGAACGGGGCGTATCTGGTTCGGGGGGCGCTGCTGGCCGACGGGCACACCGTTGTCAAGATCTACAAGGTCACCCTGCGCTAGCTGTACTCGAAGGTGGCGACCTCGGCCGGAGCCGGTCAGGGTCGCGTGGTCAGGCGATCCATACCGACCCGGTCACCCCAACGGCGCAGGCCACGTGCAGGCCGGTGGCGGCGCGGAGGCCGCCGGGGATCACCAGCGTCTGCGCCAGCGCGCCGGCGGCGGTGTCGAAGCTGGCCAGCACGGTGCCGGACGCGGCCGTGTTGTCGTAGACCGTCACGGTCGATGCGCTGGCAGTGCGCAGGCTGAACCCGCGCAGCTCGGCGGTGCCGGTGTAGACGGTGCCGGCGGCGGCGACCGGGATCGCCGCCGCCATGGACTGCACAGCCATCAGGGGATGCCCTGGCGCTGGAAGCCGCGGAAGTCGAGCACCGCACCCGAGTAGATGTGGCGGATCTTGTAGGTGACCTTGTCGTTGGAGAACACCGACCCCTGGCTCGGGTCGGACTGGGTGAACAGCTCGGGGGTGTCGCGGCCCTGGTAGAAGCCGATCTCGATGGTGGGGCACAGCGCCGGGTCGGCGACGACGAACCACCAGTTGCTGGCGGGGGTGCCGGTCGCGCCGGGGAAGTAGTCCACCACGATGAAGTCCATGTTCTGGTGGATGTTCGGCGTGTCGGACGGGCCGGCGGGGGTCGCGGGGACTGCGACGACCGAGCGGGTGAGCTGGTAGGCGATCTCCTCCAGCGACGCCGGGACCACCAGCGTGCGGGGCACCAGCGACAGGATGTCGGAGGTGTCGCCGTAGGCGGTCTGCGCGCGCATCTTCGCGCGGATGGTCGACAGCGAGGTCTGCGACAGCGCCGGGGGGGTGACGACCAGGTCGTTGTTGTGGGTGGCGTGGAACAGCGCGAGCGCGTCGTAGATCGCGGCGTTGGCGCGGAGGAAGTCCCACACGAACCGGTACAGGGTCTGCGCGGCGGCCAGGCCGAGCTTGACGGGGATCTTGGAGATCGCCCGCACGTCGTCGTTGGCGATCATCTCCAGGGTGAGGTCCTCCAGGCCGCCCCGCTTGGTCGGCGTGTAGGTGACTTCCTCGTTGGTTGGGGAGGTCAGCGCGACGTACGCGGCGGCCTGCGCGACGGCCGGCAGGGTGCCGTAGCCGCCGATCCGTTCGATCCGCTGGGTGCGGAAGTCGTTGACCGGCGCGATCGAGCTGACGACGTTGCGCCAGGTCTGCAGGCTCGGCTGGCCGTACTCGGCGACCATCCGCCGGGTGATGGAGTCGCCCAGCACCAGGTTCCAGCTCGAGGAGGACAGGGACTCCTGCGCGCGGACGCCGGAGTCGAACGGGCCGACCGATTCGGCCATGATGGTGCGGTTGAAGTCCTCGTCGAAGTTGCGGGGGTGGCGGCCGGTGATGTCGACGAAGGCCTGCTTGAACGACCGGTAGCCGTGCTCGAAGTCGCTCTTGAAGAAGTTGTCGAGCGCCTCGATCTTCTTCTCCAGCGTTTCGCTGCCGACCGTGACACCGCCGATCCGGGGGGTGAGCTCGGCGCCTTCCAGCACGGCGATGCCGTCCTTGATGTTGGCGATCCGCGCGTCGACATCGGCCTCGGTCATCGGCTCGGGGAGGCTCTCCATGACCCGGTCGAAGG